CCATAAATTATTAGCTCTAATGTAAAGATTACCTGTTCCTGAATCATCAATAAAACTATTAGCACCATCATGGAATATAGATAAATCTGAGCCTGTGCCGAATATGGCTTTTTTGTTGTCTGGTAGTGTTATACCATGTGAGAAATCAAACTGATCATTGGCAGCATCCCAAAGAATCGTAGCATCTGTACTTGCATCTACAGCATCTTGAATAGTTATACCAGAACCATCTGCACTTGCTGAAGAATCTCCTGTTGAATAGTTCAGGGTTATGTTCTTGTCCTCTACGTCCAGGGTATTAGTATTTAAACTTGTTGTTGTTCCGTTAACAGTAAGGTCACCTGTCAGTGTTGTGTTACCACTTACATTTAAGGTTGAGAAAGTTGGAGTAGAAGTTCCACCATCTAAGTATTCCTCTACCTTTGTATTTAATGATGCGGTGGATGATTGATTAGATCCATTTCCTATGAATATGTTTCCGTCATTAAGGTTGGGGACATCATTTGTTCTCCCCGCACCACCTACCTTGATAGATCCAGCACTTGCATGAACTCTTTGAACCTTGCCTATATTTTGTATTAATGCAGATTCTCCTGCTGGCTTAGTTGCTGTTAAGTTACCAGGAGTTGTAGAAACATATAATGTATCACCAAGACTAAATGCGGAGGTATCAACCCCTGAAATAGTACCAAAAGTAACTACTTCTGTAGAAGCATTCAATGATGCGGTTGTTAAAACCAATCCGAAGGCTGGCATTTTTGCAGCCACATCTGCATCTGCCTTGGAAATGACTGGCGTATTCCCAGTAATACCAGAAACGTAAACTACATCACCTTTGGACAAGGACTCACCCGCTTGTGCCTTAAATATTACAGCACCACGAAGATCTCCTATAAATTCATCAGCAGTTATTTCTCCTGCATCTAATTGTGAAAAGGTTTCTAAAACAGCTGCTGTTAATCTGAGCTCTGCCAGATCTCCTGTTGAAAAGGCTCTTGCTGTTGTATTATCCTGTGCACGAACAACAGTAAGGGTATTACCGCTTATTGCTGTTACTTTTACTATTTCGTTATTTGTTCCATCATCAAGGGTGCAGTAAAAATAATCACTGCCTGTAATAGATGGAAGTTTAGATCCATCTGTGACGGTTATACTTGTAGCACTATTTGTAATATCACTTGCAAGTGCTGTGGTTGCATTATTGCGAAAGACAATTGCCATTAATTACCTCTTTTATTTAACTTACTGTTACTGTCCAGGTGATTGTCATAGAGTCAGATGCCGCTTTATTAATAACTGCAAAAACTGTTCTACATAACATAGTTCCACCTGAAGAAGCATTAAATATACCTGCCTCTGTGACCGCACCCGTGCCTACACCAGGTCCAAAGGTTGCAACATAAATTACATCATTGCTCGAAACTGTCGTTGAAGTTAAGGCTGTTCTGCTTCCTGAAAGCTCTGTCTCTAGGGTAGTGTTCGCAGCCACCGCAGAAGTTGTTCCTGTGCCTATAGCCATATGAGACATAACGGTTGCGGTAGCGTCTTTCATTCTAGATGCTACAAAATCCTTACCATTATTCACAACAATATTCGGAACCTTGGCAACAACCTGATTATTTATCTTAATTTCTAATTTTCCTTTTAGCTGAAAATTATCGACTATCATTCTAACTCCTAGTTAAGGGCACCTGTATTAAGTGCAGCCGTATTCAAAACACTCTTCGAGCTAGCAATAAATTTAATATCTATAGTCTCAGATATTGCTAGAGTATCATTAACACTTTTGCTAAAAGATATCACATCTTGTTCTGATATGGAAAGGATAGCTACGTTTGGATTTGATCCAGTAAAGTAAATATTTTTAGTGTCAGAATCTAATAGAATATCAGCGTATAGGTTTAAATTATCTACTGCTAGATTTAAGTTTACAAAGTTTAATAGGGAGGGTGTACTTGCTTCTGATACCTCGGCAGCTAGAGTAGCCTGTTGGGTTTTAACACTTGCTTGTAGGCTTTGGTACCCTACAACTAACTTTATAGCCATTAGTCAAAATCATCTCTTACATTAAATCTAATAAGGTCCCCTACTGTTTGTATATTACCATCTGATTTGGTTATTTCTATTTCTCCCTCGTAAAATCCTGCTGCGGTAAAAGTGCTTGATGTAAAAACCATAGAGCACTTTCCAGCCGTTGCATTGGTAATAGAGCAAACAATAGTATCTAATATTGTTGTAGTCCCGATCTTTCTAATCCTTACCCTTGTTGTGGATCCTGTTAGATCTATTGGAGCAAATGTTGTTGGATCCTCTGCGTCTAAAGTTTTTCCACTAGCTGCGGTATTTGAATCTGTAAGAGTAAAATTTAATTCTGGGTGCGTATCACCAACTACTACTTTTATTGTTGTTGAATATGCCATTACATAAACTCCTGGTATTTAACTGTTAGAGGGGCACCAACAAGACCATATTTAGATTTTCTAACTGCCTGTGCCTCACCCTTATCATACATTCTTTTATTAAGGTCTGCTGCCTGTATATCACTCCAAGGGCTGTCTTTCATCATTTGTAGTCTGTATAAGGCACCATGAACAATAGTTTCTTGGTACTCATTTACAATGATGTTAGGAATCGTTGTTGCTGTAGATGTTGGTTTTAAACTGTATAAAGCATAAAACGAATAATTTTTATCGGGAGTGGGTGCGAATAAAATAGTTTCTTGATTTCTTTGTGCATAATATTTTGGTTTTCCTTTTCCATATGCATCTATGAGTGATGGTGTACCTATTAAGGACTTTGGCTCTAATCTTGCTAAACTTTTTTCTGTTATCTGGTTATCTGATTCACCAAACTCAAAATAAAAATCAATAATGTGATTTAGCTCTGTGCCAACTGGAATATCAAGATCTGATGACTCATACTCATTAATACCTGATATGACTTGCAAGAGCGTTAGGTCTGATAAATAAATATCAGTGCTTACGCAAAAATCTATAATAGTATTTCTTAACTCTTCAACAACGATAAACGACGGGCAGCTAGGTGCCTCTCTCTTAACTTTTGGTACTAAAGTTTCTATTTTTTTTGATACTGCCATTTAATATTATTGTGTTGGTGTTGATGGTCTTGGTGTTGAACCTGCATCAACTTGATTTTTAATTCCTATTGAGTTTTGAAAAGATTGTGAGTAGACTCCTGACTTTTGCAAGTCACCAGAATATTCAGTGTCTTTTTGATAAGCTCTATACAACATGAAGTCTAAAATTGCATTTGCATATACATCATCCAAAGCTATGACTGTTGTGTCAGTTGTAAAATTACTTATAGTTATATCTGTTGGAGCAGAACTATAAACAATCTCTATTGTTGCGTCTGACGCTGTGGTGTGTGGATATACATAAAAAATTTTAGGGTCCAGGGGATCATAAACATAATGTTCAACATTAGTCCCTGTTGTGCCATGCCAATCTTCTATTTGATCGTCCAAAACCCTTCTCTCAATATTAGTTATTGGTTTGGTTGTAGGGCTTGAATTTCTATAGATTGAAAGAAGTCTAAGTCCTGCGTTTGGCAAACTTTGTTTTGCAGTATTTGCTATCAAAGTAAAAGATGCATTAACCGTATTTGCATCTGGTCTGAATAAAACTATTTCTCTTTGTGCATCATTAAGATAGTTTAAAAGAGATTGTTGAGACCATCTAACATTAGATGTATCTTGAAGTATCTCCTCAGCCTTATTAATAAGATCAATTACTTTAATAGTTGCCATTTATAAACCCAATATTTTTTTCTCTTCTTTTGTTAAAGATCCTTTATCATAAATAAAAGTCCAGAAGTCTGACCTATGTAGAGGGCTCCATGGAAGAATCTTCCCGTGCTCGCCTCTTGAAGCTATTGGATCTTTAGAATTAGATTCAACAACAACTTCTTCTTCAACAACTAATGTGCTTTCAAGAGATGCATATTGCTGTTCTAAGTCTTTAAGTTTGTCCTTTGGGTTGAGAGAAACATTGAAGTTCTCTTTTGCTGATTTAATCAGTTCGTCTTTTGTCATAGTAGCCTCGTTTAATTATAACTATGCTTAAGTTATCACAAAAACATAGATACAAGCTAGTGGGGAAAAAACAAAAAAAAGGGGGAGCCGAAACTCCCCCAAGTTAAATTAAGCTACTTGTAACTTAAATTCACCAATCGCTGTTGGTAGGATAACTTTGTATCCGTAAACAGCTAGACCTCTAACGCCATCACCGAATGAAGACTCAAGTCTTACAGTTTCAGTGTTAGTCATTTGAGAAGCATAAGCAATCGCTTTTGGATGCCCATACAGACCAGATGTTACTCCAGCTGCTGTGCTTAAGTTGTTAGATACATACATGTTGAATCTATCAACTGTTCCAATAAAGCCATTTCTTAATGGTGAAACATTGTCACCAGTTAAGTATGCTTGTCTAAGTTCTGACTGCTTTAACAATGTAGCAACAGCTGGGTTGATGATCATGAATCTTCCTTCTTCAGGAATATTGTTTTCATCAAGTTGCTGTCCTGCATCGAGAATGTGCCCTAAAACAGTAGAAGATGTAATGTTTGCTGGTGTTGCGTTGATGTCTGTTAAAGACGAACCTGCGGCTACGTTAGCGAACACATCTTGCTCAATAGCGATTTTCATGTTTTGAGCTGCATCAGATGCTGCTTCATTTAGAAAGTCGATATCGGCTTGCTCTTTTAGGATGTCATCAACTTTAAAAGCATAGCTTTTAGCTTTGTCGATGTTTAACTCAATGGTAGATGAAGTAACATCTGAATAGGAAATAGATCCTGTGTAATCAGCAACTGAGACTGCTGGTACTGTTCTTATGTTTACTTTGTTACCTAACCCTGAAATCTCTCCTTCGTACTCGTTAGTTGTAACTTCAGACAACATGGTCTGAGCATAAAACTTAGCTTGTAACTTTCTAGAGAATACTTCAGGTATAAAATGATTTTCACCAGCTGCGAAGCTAAAGCTCCCGCCTGAAGATGAATATGCCATATTAATTACCTCTTAATATAAAAGTTTATTTAAAAAGTAGTAAATATTTATTTATCTAACCCTTCCATCAGCATAAGCTTGATCAATGTCTTTCTCAAACTTTATAAATTCTTTATCAGAAAGTTTACCAATCTCTTGGGCAGTCCATATTTTTTTACTACTACCTACGTTTTGCTTCCTGGCTTTAGAGAGTGAAGGTTCAACATTTTGTTTTGCCTTTTCCACTAATTCCTTTTTGGAAACTTTGTTGGAAACTAAACCTAAATCTTGTTTATACTTTGATAAGAGTGCTACAACATCTTGGGCATCACCATCGGATGCGGCATTACGCCACATTCTAGATTGTCTTTCTAACCATATAGTGAAATCATCACTAGCTGATATAGACTTCCAATCGGGATGCACGTCTGCAATAGCTGCATAATGCTTCCTGTCTGCTTCTTCCTGTTGAGATTTTAAGACCTCTTCTGTAGCCTGTTGCATTTTTTGATCCACAGTCGCGATGCGAGCATCGACATAACTTTGAAGTGGTTTAACAATTTCTGGGTAATCTTTCATAATCTCACCTAGATCTACATTAACCTCTTCCTTCTGTTTCTCAATACGAGCTTCAGACTTCATGCTTTCAATCGCTGTTATCTTATTAGACATTTCAGCAATCTTAGCTTCAAGTTGTTTTTCTCTCTGGGTAGCCTTGGTCATTCGTGCCTGAGCATTTTTGTACCTTTCTTCCCACTGTTCGGCAGACAACAAACCCTTATCGGATTTAGTTAGTTCTTCCTGAATCTCTTCTTCTTGCTGATCAGACGCTTCTTCAGTTTCCTGAGATTCATCGGGTAAAGCTTCCACATCTTCTACAACTTCTTCAGGGGTGTCTTCAACTTCTGCCTCTTCGGTAGCTAACCCTTTGGCTTCTGGTTCAGATTCCTGTTGAGAGTCTTGAATTTGTTTCAACATCTCATCAGCTTCTTTTTCAAGCTTTTCAGCGATTAACTCGCCTTTAGTTTTTTCTCTTTCCATTTTAACGGTCCTTTTGTTGGGGGTGTCGATTAAAATTACTTATATATGTTAGGTGTATCCCTTTTGGAGCCTAACGAATTAATTACTTTATCAGCAATTGTATCTAAAGATACTATAAACTTAAGAATGTCGCAACGTCCTTGACTAAAGCGGTAGTTGTCCGTTATTTCCAACTGGTCCCGCTCCATTTGGCGAAGGGACTCCATTTCGTCCATCAGGACCGACCATTCCGTCCCCATTTGGGACTTGATCAACTTGACCGCCTTGCTGGCTGGCAAGGATAGCTTGTTGTAATGCTTGCTCATCCATTAACTCCTTTTGTGATTTAATTACTTCTTCTGGATCAATGTCCAAGGACTTGGCAATATCAGTTAATAGTTTTTCTCTATTAACCATTTGTGCATCCATTGGATTATTGATTAAAGAAAGGAACTGTAACAATCTTTGTGATTGTACTTCTTTCTGTATAAGGGCTGTGGATCCTTTAGCGACAATACGCATATCTGATTTAACATTTTCATTTTCATTCCATGTCATGTTCCAATCATATAAAGAACGTATCATTGGTTTGGTAAGGTAGTCATCAATGTTTTTAATAACTGATTTTAAGACTATGTTTGCGTTACTCATTAATATAGAAATACCTGTGGCAGTTCTGTTGAGTGAGCTTTGTGTCTGTCCGTGAGTATAGGACGGAAGTGCCGTAGTCTCATCGGCAAATCTTCTAAATAATTCTATAACTGATACAAGTGCTGGTGAGTTTGACTGTGGTTGATAAAATCTAACCATGGGTTGATTTCCGTCACCACCCTCTCTTAAGAATACACGCCAAGGATATAACTCTGTTGGATCCTCTCCTGAAGCCATGATGTCAGTATTAACTTCAACCATAGGACCAGAAGATAAAGCTACGTTGTCTAAATAAATTCTTGTAGCTGCATTCATAGTGGCTTGTGAATCTCTCATCATTCTAGGTACGCCAGTACCCCAAAATGCGTGAGGGTTCTTTTCATAGGGGAATATAAAGTAAGGTATTATGCCACCTGGTAATGGATTAAGTTGAGCCTTAATAACTTTACCATCTACTATCCATACATTAGCGTGATACTCTTGTGCAAGATCGTCTTCATCGCCAAAGTCTGCACCAGCGTCTTGTAAGTCGTAACCATTAATTGAACCCCAATATTCTAAGAGTTCAAACTTATGTGTTTCAGAAGATCTATCATTTACATTTGCAATTTGTCTTCTGTCTTTTTCATGTTGTGCTTCGTCATGGTTTCCCTCGGGATTCATTTCGATACACTCATTAATTAAATCTTCATTAAAACCTGGAAAATCTTTTAGGTCTCTAAACTCTTTTCTAGATATAATATGTCTTCTAAAGATATCTCTTAGGTCATCCATACTGGTGGCATGAGGATCGGGATATAAATCAAATACTGATACAGCTTCCATTTCGGGGAATGGACTTTCTTCATATATTAAATTAAATCCTTCTTCGCCTTTAATCCATCTATGGTCTTTATCTATTCTTAGAGTTCCCGCCTTCATGGCACCAGTGCCAAAAATAACTTGCTCCATAATAGCGTCTTTCATTTTGCCTTCTAGATTACTTTCAACAGCTTGATCTAAAATAGCCTCTTCCATATTCTCTACTCTGCTTTCTGTCTCTAACGCTATCTCTTCTTGTAGCTCTGCCAATCTTGCTTGTATTAAGTCATCGACTAATCCAGGGTCTACTACTTCGGCAGCTTGCATAATTTCTAATGCAGCTTGTTCGGTTAGCTCTTGAGCAACAAGTGGTTGTTTGGAAACTGGGGTTGCTTCAATTGAAAAGAATTTTTGTCCAGGTTGGAATAATAAATCTGTAATTCTTGAGAAGGCTGCGAGCACCTTGGTTCGAGTAAGACTAACATACACTTGTGATCTCTCGCCTTTAGATTGTATCTTGGCTAATACCTCTGGATCATACTGACCCATAAATGCTCTTAGGTCTTCAATCCAATTGTCTTCGATATCATCACGAGCATCTTTATACTCGGTATATTTAGACTAAGTATAACTCCTAATGAATTTAGTTCGTATTGCTCTTCTTCAGTAGCTTCTACGGCTGCTGAGATTCCTTCGGGTCCTAATTCTTTATTCATATATTTTTAAAAAAATTGTTTCTTTACTCTCTTAAAGTTCTGCCTATGTTTTCTAGGCATACTGTTCAATCCGAATAAAGCAATAGCATATGCCATTATTCTATCATCATAACACCCTTGCTGGGCATTTGTTATTCCACGGGCATCAACGACATATGTTCTGAGTTCGTCAATGAGCTCTATATCTACTATACCACTTTCTCCCTGTCGTAGTAAGTGTACTAAGTTATCAATAATTAAGGGCTTTGTCTTGCTTGTAGTTAAAAAACCTGCACGTCTGGTTAAGCGGTCTACATATGCATCATCTACACTTTGCTCTACATAAAGATTAGGATAATTTAGTTCTTGTATTTTTCGGATGGTGGTAAGCCCGTGGTTGTTTCTTTCAATGAGCGTCCAAGCTTTATTGTAGAAGTGTGCAATCTTGGCAACTATGTGAGCTAAGTCAAACGGGTCAACGTGCCCAGTCCATGTGGCAACTTGGTAGCCCATATGATCTAGCACCTGGATGCAAGAATAGTCTCCGTGCTCCAAACCTTCTGCAACATCTACACCAATGCAATATCTCAAAGAATCCTTTGGATTCTCGAAAATTTTTAATAGCCCTTTTTCGTGTGGCATGAAATCATTCTCTCGCACATCGTATCGGGAAATCGGGGTAAAGCATTCAACCGCTGCTTGATCTATAAACTTCGGCTCAACAAATAATCTACCTGTTGTTAAAAACGCTTCCTGCGGGGTAGACGGGTACTCTTGTCTAAACAAATCTTCTCCACCCAGCTCTTGTATTTTTAAACGCCTAAACATTATTTGCTCATCGTCTAAGCCGAACATAGTCTTTACGTCTTCCTCTTCACGCTCTATCTCAAAGTATGGATCTACCTTCCTGCGATATTCACTCATCATATACCAAGGTATAAAACATATTTCCCACTCACCCTCTCCACGCAATGCTCTCATGCACGCATCGTAGAACCAACCTCCTGCTCCATTCGCGGTGGACTCTAATAATATTTCTGACTCTGCTTCGGGTACTGTTTGTAAAAGACCAGGGATAATATCTGAGTTTGGATAGAAGGCTACCTCTGAACCATGTAGATAGTTTGTTGTCCAACCCCTCCCAACTTCACCTGTTCTTGCTGTAGCGATTCTCCATCTAGATCCGTGTGTAAATGCCATTGAGTTACTTGTAGATTCTTTTAACTCTGGTGTAACAACTGGGTGCGGTAAATTATCATAGAAGTTTCTTACCATACTAAAAATAGCTTTAGTAGATTCATTAAGATGGGATACCACAACAGCATTCTGATTCTGTGCAGTTACTGTTTTCCAGAACCCTCTTGCTTGGCAGTAGGTAGATATACCTGTCTGACGAGACTTTAATATTAGTATACGAACATTGCCACGATCTTTTAACTGTTTATTAATCTGTTTATCTAATAATTTTTGTGCTTCGTTAAACTCAAAGCTTATTAATTTACCCTGCTTATCTATAATTTTTAAACAATGCTTAGCGTATTGAGGGAGATTCGCTTTAAAGGTTTTTATAATTTTTTTTATTTTATTTTTTTCAGATTGCATTTGCAAAATTACATACCCCCCGTAAGGTCATAGGGGGATATGGGTATATATGTATATGAGGTACCCTGTCCAGCACTCCCCCTCCCTTTAATAATGCGGTTCTTGTTGATAGTGTCCACTAACTAGGAGCCACTCACCTAATTAAGGTGATTCTCTTTATTGTCTAAATCAATCGTCTCGAACCAAGAGTCTTTCATTGAAACCTCAAGCTTCTGAGAACTATCAATCATTTGGTAGTATTTCATGAGGAGCTCTAAGGCTTTGACACGAGAGCCTGCAGTATGACCTGATACATCGCCTAAGGCTTCTTCTTTGAGCCTCTCTATGATGCTGTCATGGTCTCTGAGGTTACGTTCTTTTGATTCAGATAACTCTTTTGCAAGCATTTCAGAAACTTCATCATCGTTCATCAATCTGTACCCCTGATTATAAGAACTCTTCTCTGAATACCCACACCTTTTTGCGGCTTCAGTAGCGTTCTTTGTCACTAAGAAATGCTGTACAAATTCCTCTTTCCTTTGTCTCATTGTTTTATCTTTAATTGCCATAATTAATCCTTGTTATGTTTAGCTATAAGTTTACACCATTTGACCAAATCTTTTAACTCCATCGTGTACTTCATCATGTTCACAGACAGACAAACCAGAGCTATGTTTTCTTTCACATATCCAAGATCATTGTTCACCCTATCTATTGATATGTTGGTTAGATGATATCCTTCACCGTCTTTTATGTTTGTCATCTCTACACCAGAGTATGCACATATTCCTTTCTGCTGATCATAGAGTTCATGTAGGTCTTCCTTTGTTACTGTAAAGTCGTGTGTCTCTTTCCTTCTATATGCTAGTCCGTGATATAGGTTGTTTATGTAAGAATACGGGCAGTTGCTCATTCTTTTTCTTTTCCCCGCTTGACGGCAGGAGCGACATTGTCTGGCTCTATATCCTTTAGTTATTTCGAAGCGGGTTATGTCCTTGCGTATGTTGCAAGTTCTACATACTCTGGACTTATGACCAGTCGTATGGAGTTGAGTCTTTGATTTCGATATCGAAGCTTTCGACACCCTGTAAGACCTCTCTGAATTTAGCCATTGCATTCTTGCTTGCAGATACTGCTGGCTTGCCAGCCATCAATGATGATCCTACAAGTAGACAGCCATGACTATCTTTCTCTGGAAAGTTTCCTACATGAAATAGGATATAGGTTCTGTTTGGTACCTCTGTGATCTCAAAGGTTTCTCCAAATCTTTTGCTTGTGTATGCCTTACAAGTATATGTGCCATTTGGTATGCAGCTGACCTCTTTTTTATTTCCCCGCCAAGGACGCTCCGCGATCCAAAATACATGATCTTTTACTGTAAGTTTGCCAAGAGTGGCTTCAGGTAAATATGCAAATCTTTCTAAGACTGCATCGTATTCTTTTTGACCAAAAAACATATTAAAAAAATATTGAACTACCAGCCAATGCAACAACAATAGCCCAAGCAAATCTTTCGATCCACCCAATGTAGACATTGCCTTTTGATTGAGACTGCTCAAGACTTCTTAATCTAAACTCATGATCTTGTAGATCATCTTTCTGAGCGATCATTCTCTCTTCTAATCTGGGAAGAATAGACGTGAGTTTATGAACCTCCTCCATTTTCTTTTCGAGGTTATCAAGTCTCATCTCTAATGCTTTTAGCTCCATAATTCCTATAGGTTTATTACTCACAAAAGATACAGTAAACGCAGATGATTCTCAACAGCCCTAAAAATTAATTTCAATTATTTTCAGGTAAATGCTTGACACTACATATCGTACCCCTTATATTTGGAATCATTGTTTCAAAAGATTTCAAAAAAGGAGGGAATTATGGACACAATAAAACAAACATCTAACAACATCAGAATGACTACAGCTATGAAGTATGCAAACGATAAGCCTACACTTGCCAGCATTAATTTGATGTATGCATGGGCATATGGAAAGAAACCAGAAAGCGGTACAACATATGTTGGAATGCTAGAAGGAGTATTTGAATATTTAGATAACAAGCGTTGGGTTGCTATGAGCCCTGAACAGAAGTTTGCTCAATGGATAGATCATGCAAACGAGATCGTTGATTCTGGTCATGAGAAATACAAGCAAGAGCTAGACTCAGTGCTTGATCAGTACATTGGCAACAGTGGAGTTAGAAAGCATCCTATCTCTTGGAAAGCAACTGTAGGTAAACCTGTAAAGGTGCAAGGCTAACTGATGAGACCTGATTGGTCGAAACCATCTTTTTTCCCCGCGAATCGAGATGGTCTTAGTCAAACAAAATTAGGAGGGACTATGAAAGCATTAAACAAAAGAATAGAACAAGCAATAGCAACAAGAATGGAGCCTAAAGGATGGGGTGAGAACCCTGACGAACTAGTCAAAACAAACTCAGGTCAAATTCATGTCACACCAAAAGAACTGGACAAGATTATTAGAATGCAGAAATGTATTAGTGTTTGCGTTTACATTAAGACTGATGGATATACAAAAGAGTCTATCGATGAGGATAAGTATTATCCAAATGTCTTTACCAAATATTTGACCATAACCAAAAAACAAGCAAAAGAAATTGTAAAAGATATGATCAAAGATGCTGAAGAATATTCAAGCAAGGAAGACAAGCTTATCGAAATTAGATTATCTGCTTGGTGGTCAGATGATGGGCGTTTCTCGCTAAATTTCTAGGCTAACTGAAGAGCTCTCAATGAGCGAAACTCCCTACGGGGAGTCTTAGTCAAACAAAATTAGGAGGGACTATGAAAAACTTAAATACTAAAACTGATGCCCAAGAATCTTGGGAAAGAGAAATGGTTATTGCTACTGAGATAATGGGCAAGGCTGAACAACAGGGAGCAGATGTTCTTGAATTTGGGGACACTAACTTCTTGAACTATGTTGAGCTCAAAAGATCATTTCATGAGCAAGCCATGGACATGGTCAAGTGGATCACCAAGGAACTATCCAAGGATCATGGTCTAGTTGAAGACTATGCTTACTTCATGGATAAGGGCTACACCATCAACAAACCAGATAGATGGGATTATAGATCAGCAGTCTTTGGTGATCTTAAAGAAGCTATCCAGAATAATGCTGAGTACGATGTTTATGAGATCGTGCAGAAGTGGGATATGTGGTATCACTCTTAGGCTAACTGATGAGCTCTCAATAAGCGAAACTGCCAGCAATGGCAGTCTTAGTCAAACAAACCAAAGGAGGGAATATGACTTACAAAGAAGAGATAGCAAAAAGGAATAGGGCTACCTATATTACTTTTGCTTTAATCATGGCAACACCAGTTGTCTTATCAATTTGGTTAGCAATAGCCTTAACTAACGGAGGGCAATAATGGATATTAATACTTTTGTAGAAAGATATAAGCCTATTGATAATCATCAATCAAATGATCACAGCTACTTCTCAGAAGATGATCAAGAGAAAGCTTTTGAGACTTATGGTGAAGAGCTTGATTTTGTTTTACAGCAAGACAATAGATATGTCTGGACTATCTTAGATGATGGCACTGTTCAGAATGGCTACTGGCTTGTCAATAGACTTGCTTATCTTGTATGTGAAAACAAGTGGGAGCTTGATAGAGGGCATATGGAATTTAGTTTATATGAGGAGGGTGACAATGGATAATTTCACAGCTGTAGGTATTGCAGAGGGATTCATCCCAGCTGATCATGAGGATCAAGTTAGAGAGGCATGGCAACACTTAGTTGACACTGGTCTGGCTTGGCAACTTCAAGGCTGGTTTGGTAGAACTGCAATTAATTTAATAGAACAAGGTTTAATAACACAAGGAGGTGAATAATGAGCCTACATAATCAGAACTCTAAATTTGTTTCTTACTTTCTAGATTTTTATCGTGATAGTGGAGATGACATAACACCCCTAGAGGCGTGTAAATATACAAAAATGTATAAAACAAATTTTCCTAATCTTTGGGGCGGTGGAGACAGCCTAGACAGAGAAAAGGTTTATGAATTATTTTTAATGGGTAGGGCAGATGCTATTACCAAAGAAGTCAAACAAATCAGGGAGGTGAAATAATGACAACAGAAAATTTACAAGAATTGCAAAAGCAATTCAAGAAAATGAAAAAGACATACATTTTAGAATGTCATACAAAATATGGGGTTGATTATAAATTATTTAAACTAGAAAAAAGCCCTACTAAAAAACAAAGTAAATATTTGCATGATTTTTGGCAAAGAGAATGTGCAGAAATGTTTGGCATAACTTTAAAAGAAATAAAAGAAGATGATCGAATATTTACTGAATGGTACGGGGAAGGTTTTGGAAAACCAATTGGAACAATACCAAGTGCATTATAGGAGGTGCAACAATGAAAACAATAAATAAAAACATAAGAAGATGTCTAGATCGCATACACGAAATTGATCTTGAGTATGACAAGAAGTTTGACAAGCTTGACTCTGAAAGAATCAAAAAGGTACAAGTTTATTTTGACTTGATTCGTGAAGAACAAAAGAAATTACAGGAGGTGAAATAATGAGTGCGTTTTTATGTAATGCTGATCATATAGGTGAGATGAGTAAGTTCTTTGCTAATGGTAGTGTGCCAATGGCTAGTGATGATCTTGTGACTCATGCCTATAACATGGTGACTAGGGAGAAGATTTCTTTTTCTTCCCCGCAAGAGGCGGCTGAGATATTAGCCAGAGAGAATATCAAAAGCTTGCAGGCTAGATATCCAGATAGCTGGAAGGGTTTCTTTACATGGAACCCTGAAGGCAAGGATGGCGAGTTTGATGAGAGTATGATCCTACTCTTTGTTAATCAATGCCAAGCTAAGACCAAAGGATATCCTAGGGTCAACAAGAAGGAGCTCTACGGCATGATCAGTTGCTACAGGTACCAATCCTGCGAGGATGATAACTGGGTCCAATCTGATGCTTACTGGTTGACTCAAAACTTGAAGGATATTGTTTCCAGAAAGCTTATTGGTGATGTTGATATGTGGGAATATAAAGCAGAGGAGGATGTTGCATGATTATTGATGGAAGTTTTGAGTTAGACTTTGTTGACAAAGGAACGCCACACTATGGCATGAGCACTGACTACGATGGGTTCGAACCTTTCTGGGAGGTTCAGTACCTAAGCAATGGCAATCTGTGGACAGGAAGCAAACAAGACTGCATTGAATGGATGGCTGAGCATTACATAGATCATTTCAATGAAGAGTCAAACACTGAAGCTGAGGCTGAAAAAAAATCTTTAGCTTGGGTCAATAAGTGTTTGAAAAAAGCTGAAGCAGAGGAGGTGGCGTAATGGTAAAGTTATGTTTAGCTTCAGTGTCTGGCGATATGTCAAAATTTGGCATAAGTTCTACCAACAAGATCATACCAATAGATTGGAAAGATAGGCACAGAATAGTAAAGTTCTTAGATGCCCAGAACAAAAGAGAAATTGCACATATGGTTTGTTCAGACTTTGGAAGCTCTGTTGTTCAAAATAGGTCTAAAAAGTTTTGGAAGCTTTTTCATGAACTTAAAGACTCTGGTGTTTTTTCTTGTAAGTGGGATGCCAGAACAGTTTGGAGCATGGAATACTATTATGAAGACGAGCTTCAAAACTACGAACCATGGGAGGTGGCGTAATGACTTGTTCAGAATGTGGCGGCAACTCCAGAGTTGTAGATGTACGCAAGTATGTTGACGGATCAGTTAACAAACGCAGACGGGAATGTCTGGTATGTAAAAGAAGGTTTACTACATACGAGGAGGAGTATAAAAAGAAAAAGTAACCTATGATTTGAAGAAGCGGGGTAATTACTCCGCTTTTTTTTGTCTTTTTGAAATGTCAAGACTGTTATTCATTTTTCTTTTTGATAAGATAGAGGGTTCCTATGTTAGTAAAAGAAGCAATTATAAAAATAGCCAGAGAGCTGAAAGATCAAGAAGAAAAAATCTATCAAGACGGTAAGTTGTTTAATGGCTACCCAGAAGATTTAAATCAAGATGATATTAAAAAAGCTATGGTGGCTATCGCTTCTGTATCTGATGCAATTGTAAATCTATATTAAGTCAATCTCTTTAAAAGCATCTTCATAGTTGTTGCCTAGTTTAGACCATTCACCGTCACCACTAAGTTTATAAATCCATCCACTTACTTTATGTTTCTTTCCATAAGGATTCTTTGGCACCCATCTTAGGCTTACCCTGTCATATCCTTGTTGCTGAAACCTTTGTATAAGGTCTTCTTTCTTACTCATAGTAATCAATGATAAGTTATATCATGATCATCGTAAACTAAAACTTCATTAAGTTCACCTATAAGATCAAGCCCTATATCATCTAAGATTCTTTGTGCTTGTTGGTGGTCTTCAGCGATTATTAGAAACTGTTGTGGTTGTTGTTCGTCTTGGGTTATTGACCCATAATATACCTTCATTTTTTAGGTGGAGTTTTTTTACTTCCCCCCGATCCAGCCCAGAGCTTCTTCCTCGCCCAATAGTTCGCAGAGAACTTATCATTCTTTGTAAGCCCGCCTGATTTGTTTTTGATTCCTGCGGATCGTGCAAGATAAGACTTCCTAGCTTTACTAGAATAATTATGCCCATAATCTTTATGCCCAAATCTGACAACTTTAATTTCATT